CGAATGCCTTTTAGATTAGAAGAAGGCAAAAACAGATACGAAGCTTTCATTGATGGTTCATTTGCAAACAACTCAAACGTTGCATCCTTGCAGATGGAGCAAAGAAATTATGAAACAAACATCAACATTAAGGTTCTCGGTTACCTAATAGGTGACGGGGAAAATCAAGAGAAGCCAATGATTGTTGAAAGAGAGAACGCAGTGGAAGTAAAGATACCCCGAGAAAGAGTTATTTTGGGGGATGACCCGGAATTTCCAGGCAGTTCAGGCTTTTATAAAGAGTAATGGAAGTTTCGCAAAATAAATCACTATTTATATTGAACGAGATAGTTCTAAGAGGAGTAATTACAAGATGCCAGTAGATAGCTTTAGATTCGTCTCCCCCGGCGTTTTTATAAACGAGATTGACCAGAGTCAGGTTCCATCTCTCGGAGGGCTCGGGAGTGGCCCAGTAGTATTCGGGACAGCAGAGAAAGGTCCCGCCATGGTTCCAGTCACTGTAAGGAGCTTTAACGAATTTGTACAAATTTTCGGTAATCCATCCCCAGGTGTTTCAGGTCTATCAGACATTTGGAGAGAAGGTGATTATTCCAACCCAACTTATGGCGCCTACGCTGCGCAAGCTTATTTAGCAAATGGTTCTCCTCTTACTTTCGTTCGTTTGATCGGAGATGATTCTCCATCAGCGACAGGAAATGGCTTCGGCGGCTGGGAAGTGCCGCAAACCGTTAAGTACACCGAGCAAGGTGGTGCTTATGGTTTGTTCATTACTTCTACAGGCTCGAATAACCCCGTAGGAGTTGATACTATGGGCGAAGGCATGTTAGCAGCCATTTTCTATACAACTGGTTCTTCAACAACAATTTCTTTGTCCGGAACTCTTCAGGGCAATGACACTCTTGACGCCAACTTGGCAGCTGCAGTAATGAATCCTGTTACTGGCGTTCTTGGGCAAGGTGCTTCTAGAGAATTCAGAGTTAGAATCAGTGGTTCCAACGGAATTGATGATACAACTTTCAACTTTGATCCAAAGTCTGGACGATACATCAGAAAAGTATTTAACACAAACCCACATCTTCTTAACTCTGCAATCACACCAACACAGAATCTTAAAGATTACTTCTTAGGAGAGACATTTGAGAGATCTGTTATCGATTCGGTCGATAATGTGACAAGATCAAACTTCTCTGGGTCTTCTGCGTTTATTGTAGCGCTTGTTACCGGTTCCGCATGGGGCGGCGATTTTAGAAAGGGTCACGAGATTCCAGCAACACCTTGGATTGTTGCGCAGGATCTTAACACAGACGTTTCACAGTTCGATATTAACAACTCTGTACAGAGACTTTTCCGAGTTCACTCTCGCGAAGGTGCCGAGTACGCTCAGGGTCACTACAAGATTTCTATTTCTGACGTAAAGCAGTCTCCAAACCCGAACTACCAGCCATATGGTACTTTCACACTTATGGTTCGTGATATGCGCGACACAGATGAGAACCCAGTTATTTACGAACAGTACAACAACTTGGATCTTAACCCAATGTCAAACAACTTTATTGGCAAGCGAATTGGTGATAGAAAGCCAGTTTATGATACCGTCAATAATAAGTTTGTTGAGGAAGGGCAGTACCCAGTTCAGTCTGCTTTGATTCGCGTAGAATTGGATGAGACAGTTGAACTAGGAAACCAAGATGCAGCATTGCTTCCATTCGGTTTCCGAGGCATCCCTGCTTACCGACCATTCAACATTGTAAGTGGATCGACTTTTATTCAGACATACACCTTAAATGCTGCGCCATCTGGTGATCGTTCAGAGTCGATCGTTGGTAACATCGCCGGCACCGGTTCGGTGCCAGATGATGTGATTGATATTGCGGCTAATGCCGGTCCACAGCAGGTTGTGTTCTCTGGCTCTACATTTACATCAGCAAGTATCATTTTCCCTGATATTGCAATGAGATTAAGTTCGTCAGACGGTAGACTTGCTAAGTCAACAAAGGCATTCTTCGGTTTGTCAACTGTTCAGTCAAATGGCTCACAGGTATTTGATGGAACAACCCTTGACATTGTTAGAACCAAGCCTGCCAACTTAGCAGCTGCTGCTACAATCTTGGCGCCAGGATTCTCTCTTGATGACTTGGTTTCAAGTGGTGGAAACGCTTACCATGATCAGCAGGATTTGTTTGTTTACTACAGTCAAGAGGCTGGAACTGGAAACCCATTAAGTCCAAACTCTGCAAACATCAGACGTGGTACACCACAGGCTGCTGTTGGACGTAGAGGCGGAAACTCAATTACAGCTGTTACCGGTTCTTACACAGGTGTTTTGGATCGCGGATACGACAAGTTCACCGTTCCAATGTATGGTGGCTTTAACGGCTTTGATATCACTGAAAAGGATCCTTTCAACAACACAAGAGCCCTTGCAGGAACTTCGAAGACAGAAACAACATCAGCACCTTTCTTCACTCTGAAGAAGGCTATTGATTCAGTGGGTGATGTTGATCAGATTGACATTAACATGGCCGTAATGCCGGGTATCACCGATACACAGACAACCGATCTTCTTCTCGCCATGGCAGAAGAAAGAAAGGATACTCTTGCTATCATCGATCTTGAAGGTGGCTACACTGCTTCTACAGAGAACACCGATTCGTTCACTGATAGAAGAGGGTCATCTGCTACAACTGTGACAAACGTTGAAGATAGAGACTTCAACAACAGTTACGGTGCAGCTTACTACCCATGGGTTCAGATTAATGACCCAGCAGCAAACGCACGCCTTTGGGTGCCGCCATCTACAATCGCTCTCGGCGTAATGGCAGCATCTGCGGCTCGCTCTGAGCTTTGGTTCGCACCAGCAGGCTTCAACCGAGGTGGACTCAACAACGGATCCGCAGGCTTGAATGTTGTCAATGTTGTCGAGAAGCTAACAGCAGATCAGCGAGACGATCTATACGAAGTGAATGTTAACCCAATCGCTTCATTCCCAGCAGAGGGAATTGTAGTCTTCGGTCAGAAGACACTTCAAGCAACTCCATCTGCTTTGGATAGAATTAACGTTCGTAGATTGATGATCTTCTTGAAGAAGGAAGTTAGAAAGATTGCCAACAGCATTCTCTTCGATCCAAACCAGCAGGTTACTTGGAACCGCTTCTTGAATCAGGTTGATCCTTTCTTGTCTTCTATCAAGAACCGATTCGGTCTCTCCGATTACAGAGTTATCTTGGACTCTTCCACGACAACTCCGGATCTTGTTGATAGAAACATTATGTACGCCAAGATTTTGTTGAAGCCAACAAGAGCAATCGAGTTTATTGCACTTGACTTTGTGATTACCAGATCAGGAGTAGAATTCGAATAAATAAGAGGGGGGATTTAATATCCCCCACTATTTAAAACATAACGAGGAATTTTTAAAATGGCAGAATTTTGGACCAACGTAGCATCAGAACCAAAGCGTTCACATAGATTTTTGGTTTCTTTTGATTTACCTTCAGGAACAAGCAGTCAGTTCTTGGCTCGCACATTTACAAAACCAGCTTACACAGTTGGTGCAACAGAGCATCAGTTTCTTGATAAGACTTACTACTACCCAGGTCGAGTAACTTGGAATGAGGTTACAGTTGGAATGGTCAATGGTGCTGATCCAGATTTGGATCTTGAGTTACAGAACATTCTTCTGCTTTCCGGTTATGTTCTTCCAAATAACGTAGCTCAGGGATCTGCTGTTGACAATCCCGGAACTCCAAACAAAGCAGATGCAGTCAACGCTTTGGGTAACGGAGTTATTGTATCCGAGTTGGACGGTAGAGGATTGGTTATTGGCTCTTACAAGCTAAACAATCCTTTTATTACCACTGTTTCATATGGCACTTTGGACTACGGTTCAGAGGATTTGCTTTCTGTTGATATTGGTTTCCGCTACGACTGGGCTGTTTATACAATCGGCCAGTAAAGGAAGCCATATAAATGGCAACGTACAATGAAGGTCCCGGAACGGATAAGAATGGGGTTCCTCTCACATCTCTTCCTTCTCAGCCGAATACAAATGAAGGCTTAGATCCTACCTCAACAGGTGAGAATCGTCAATTCTTCTGGAATGATCGGTTTGTTGAGCCAAAACAGCAACATCGTTTTACGATTAAAATTCCAATTTATACCCCGAATGGTGCGAAAAAAGATTCTCTTTTAATGGCGCAAGCCATCAAAGCCAGATTGAAAAAGAATGCTCCGTCCGAAAACAGTATAGGACCAATTTTTGAAAAGATTGCAGATAAACAAGAAGGCGCCGAACTGGAAGAAGTAGAAGGCGCCACGGCACAAATCATATCTGTTAACGATTCTACTTTAGATTCATCCAAGACATTTCCAGATCTAAGCAGTGTTGTTGACCACATTAGAAGCAAATATACAATTAAGGTAGGCTTCGATACAGCGCCGGGTGAGGAGGAATACCTTAAAGCTCTAGGTATCCATACAGACGTAACTAATTTATTCAAAGACAAGAAGTATTCCTCTATCTTTAACTCAAATACCTTCTCCACATCAGACACGAACAACTTAGGTCCTAACGACGACCTTGGCTTGTATATGCGAGTATCTGAGTATGTTGGATATTCTTTTACTCCTCCCGGCTTTAATTACACCCCTGGGGACATCGGGTTGGATGGTGAAGGCAACACCATTCGCATCGAAGGGCTGGGAAACTATGGACGATCAGCTGCAACACTAACTTTTGTAACCACATTGCGTGATGATTTGCACTTCTCTTTAAATTTACTATGGGCTTTATCGACTAACTCTTCTGGTGGATCAAGAAAATCTTCTGTTCGCTTGTTTGATCCATTTCTTACTGGTGAATTAACGGATAACCAAAAAGTTGTAACAATATATGAACATTACGCAAGACAAACTAAAGATGGAAATGGTGAGTCGATTAACGGAATAAATAAATATGATATAGCCGGTATTCATAAGATATACGATCCATACATAGAGTCCGTGACGTTTGGTGAGTTTTCGTATGGTGGAGCAGAATTGATTAAGATCACAATGAACCTTACATATGGCGGTAAATATGATCAGTCAAACTTCTACTCCTACCAAACTACAGAAGATCGTTATGGCAAAGGTACAGTTTATGCCATGGATGCGGGCAGTTATGCAAGAGCGGCCCAGCCATTTCAGTCTGGCATTTATCCTTCGGCGGGCCCAATTCCAGGGTCTAAGCGATTTCAACTTACATATGCCACACCTAACACTGGAAGCTCTAATTCAGACCTTAGAAATTTAACTTTTGGAGAACTTAAAGAAAGAAAGAACGCGTTGCTGATTGAGAAAAATATTGAAAGATTAGAAACAAGGAGAATTATGGAAGGGGATAGTAACATAGATAAGAATAATCTTGTTACAAAAGGTATTTCACAAATCATTGCTGCCAGAGAAGAGGCTGCGTTAGATGATCAGCAAGACAACAGATTCGTGACCGAGGCTGCAAGAGAACAGTTAGAACAAAGACAAAGAAGCCAGCAAGAATCTGATAGAAGGAGACAAGATATAGATAATTATATCGATGCGACTCAGGCTCGCCTTGACCGCGAGCGCCAGCAGGGTGCTGCCACTCCTCCAACGCCCGCCGACTTTGACCCGCCCTAGCCAGATCATCTAAATAATAACTTTAAAAAATTCTTATTTCATATATAATTACAGAAGAAAGCGAGGTGTCCTTTGACACGTAGAAACAATGCCGATCGGCTCGGTGCTCCGCAACCAGACGCACCTGAATTACCAGATACATTACCAGAAGATTTAAAACCAGATCCTTTGTCGTTTATAACGCCAACTGAATTTGTTCCATTGCCTTCGGAAGGTTTATTTTACCCTCCCGGCCATCCTTTGAGCGGACAAGATTCTGTTGAGATTAAGTTTATGACAGCAAAAGAAGAAGATCTTTTGACTTCTCGTTCTCTAATCGAGAAAGGTATTGTATTGGATCGTTTGATTGATTCGCTTTTGGTTGACAAGAAGATTCGATCCCGAGATCTTTTGGTTTGCGATAGGAATGCAATCCTTATCCAAGCCAGAGCATCCGGTTACGGTTACGATTATAAGACAACAATTGCTTGTCGTAACTGCGGACATCAAGACTCATATGATTATGATCTAAATCAAGCAATCGTTCAAGGTCCGAGAACAGCAGAAGAATTAAATGAGTTGGAAGTTGAAGTTCTTCCAGATGGAACGTTTAAGGTTCAGGTTCCAAACTCACCAGTGGACGTTACTTTCCGTTTGTTGAATGGTCACGATGAAAGAGCAATGATGGATAATGCCGAGAGGCGAAGAAAAAAGAAACTTCCAGACCGCAATGTAACTGATACGTTGAATTATATGATTGTGTCTGTTATGGGTCATGAAGATAGAGAATTGATTGCAAAGTATGTTGATTCTTTGCCAATGCGCGATTCAAGATTCTTAAGAAAAGCTTACGAGTCAGTATCACCCTCAATTGAGTTGAAAAAGGAGTTCGTCTGTGTTAATTGTGAACACGAAGACGACATCACATTTCCCTTTACAACCG